GGAAGGTCTTTTGTATCTTCATCATAATTCCTCACAATCGACAGGATTTCATGCGTCGACGTATCGATCGTGACGCGGTACGGGATCTCGAGCCCTGTCTCTGCCCCCTTGCGGCGATGCTCAAATCCACGGATGTCGAGCTCGCAATAGCATTCATAGATTTCACGGTCGCGGTCTTCAGGGTTGAACGACGATGTCGAGATGCCCTGCTGGGCCATCTTCTCGCGTTGGGCGGCGTCCCACTTGATCATCTTCGGATCGGACAGGTCGATCTCGCGATACACGCCAAGGATTTGCATCCGCTTGACGGTCGACGACCTCATATAGATGCGGTGGGTGATACGCTTCGCGTTACTGAGATCGGTTGCAGAGTTGTTGACGATGAGATCGTCAGCGTCGACGCTTTCGGAGACCGGGCGGTTCCGCAATGGGCAATAGTACACCTTCTTGAAGGCTGTCCCGCCAAACCCGAGCATGAGCAGCATACGGTCGGTGTCAGGGTAATACTCTTTTGCAGTAGATGTGAGATAGTGGTTGAGGTCGTTCTCAAGGTCGTTGGCCAAGGCGTCGGACTGAGAATCAGAGTTGTTGTTGTCCTCGCGGATTTTCACTGGCCCATCAGTCGGGAGCAACTCGCTTCGTGCGTTAGCTTGGAAGCGGAGCACTGCTTCAAGCAGGAGAGGGTGTCGTACACGCGACATTCCTTCCACAGGCGCACCGTCTGCCGCTCCGGCAAGTCCAGGGATTTCAACCTTAAGCCCAAGGAGCTTAATTCCTTGCGCCCGATCCTCAATCCATTCCTTACGAGAGTCGAGGTCATCCTCAATGCCTTTCATGAGATCGTGCGCGATCCGGCCCAACTCGGTCTGCTCAATCTCCTCCACAAGATTGTCAAACCATCCGGTCTTGCGCCCTTCCGCCCGCTCAAGGGGCGAGCCGTCGAGGGAAAGCGTGATCGAGCCGTCAGGCAGCTCGATGGTCATGATGTTGCCGTGCTCGTCCAATTCTGTTTTCGGCCCGCCCTCGTCGGCGTCTTGGATGATGATCTCGGAGCTGTCCTGAAATTCAGACGGCTGTTCGTCCTCATTGCCGAGGCGGATGTTGGGGCTCAAACCGGGGACAAGGGCCATGTATCAAATCCCGTACAAAGGTTGCGGCGAGCCTCCGGTATGGAGCCTGCTCTGCTCATAGTCGTCCTGCACTTCGTCCGGCCTCAAGATAAATCCGGACTGGCGCAGGTATCTCATGGCCATCGAGACCGTGTCGACAAGGTCGTCGTGCTTAGCTTTCGGAAAGCGCATGCACTGATTGATGACCTCGTCGGCCCAGTCCTTATCGGGGCAATACACCAGCCCCTCTTCAAAAAGGTGCTGCACCGAGTAAAGACGCGCCACTTTGTCAATCGACCCGGGATCAACGAGCTGAACGCCAAAGTGCCTTCCTGAATACATCCTTCTGAGCTCCCGCGCAACTGGCAACCCTACCGTCTTGTTTTCAATCAGAAGTTTGGACACCTGCCACCGGATGCAGGTCTGCCCGACCTTATCGACCAGCTCCGGCATCTCGAGATTTGCCTGCCATCCATGCATCATCATGATACGTGGCGGGACTTCCCGCTCGTCGTATGTCCTGACGACATGGGTCATGTGGCCGTCTCGGGCCATCATGCGGGTCGCGTGGGACTTGGGATCATCGGTCCAGACGCCCCAGACGGTCATGGCAGACGGGTCGTTCTCGGTCTTCTCGGTCATCGCGGTGTCGAGACTGGCGATGATGTAATCAAATGGCGGGTATTGCGGCTCCTCCCAGAGCTGCCAGTGCTTGCGCTTGATGATGCCGCCGTCGTCTGGGGTCGGCTGCTGCTGGAACTGGCCGGAGACGGCATACTTGCCCATGATCCGCTTGTCGCGCTCGACGACGTGCTTGGGGAAGCGCTCGGGGAACAGGAGCTCGCCTTTCTCCTCGCGTGGGTCTTCCCAGCCGAGCAGGGTCGGGCCCGCGCGGTCGGGATCGTATTCCATCGGTAGCATGATGTGGTCGTAACCGAGGCGCTTCTCGATGATCAGGCCGGACACGTCCTCCTCGTGCAGGCGCTGCATGATGACGACGATGGCGGATCGGTCGGGCCGGTTCAGGCGGGTCGGCACCGCTTGCTCAAACCAGTTCTTGGTCGTGTCGCGCATGGCATCGGACGCAGCCGATTCCACCGAGTGTGGGTCGTCGATGATAACCCTGTCACCGCGAGCACCCGTGATCGAGCCCGCAGCGATGGCCTGCCGGAAGCCTGTTGCGGTGTTCTCAAACTTTGTCTTTGCGTTCTGGTCGCCCGTCAACACAACGCGGTCGCCCCATCGCTCCTGATACCACTCGGACTGGATCAGGCGGCGCATCTTGGTGCTGTCGCGGACGGCGAGGTCCATGCTGTGCGAGGCGCAGACATAGCGCATCGAGGGCTTGTTGCGCGGCCCCCACTCCCACGACGGCCAGAAGACGCCGACAATGAGGGACTTCATCGCGCCTGGCGGGACGTTGATAAGCAGGCGGTTGTAGTAGAGCTCGCGCTCCTCGTCGTCGTAGTCGATGACCATCTCGTCGGTGATCGCCGTGAGATGGGCGCAGATCATGTCGATGTGCCAATTGTGGACATAGTCCGCGCCAGGCTCGACGACGTGCCATGCCTGCTTGATGTACTCGACCAAGGAAAGCTCGGCGAGGCGCTTCTCCACCTTGAAGCGGGACGCCTCGACGTTGATCTTCTTTCCGTCGAGCAGCAGGAAAGTCAAGGTTTATATTCCTTGATGACGTGGCCGGTGATTTTGCCGCGACTGTCGGTGCTCTCGTAGAACCGCTCCATCTGGTCACGGCCTGCAAGCGTCTCGGAGAGCTGCTCGCGGTGCCTCTTGTTGATCTCCCCCATCCGGAGCATCTCGCGCTCTGTCCACGCCTCGTTCTGCATGGTGGAGTTCCAATTGATCATGTCCTCCAGAAGGGCGAGGATCGTTCGGGCGTCGGCGACGTCCGGATGCTTTGGGCTCGCCTTGAACAGGGAGATCATCAGGCGCTCGATCATGCTCTGGCAGATCGACATGCTCTTGAGAACCGCGTCATGGTCGCGCCTCGGGACGCGGAGATCGCGGAAAAACCGCGTTTCGTTAAGCTCCCTGAGCAATTTGCTGTTGGTTACTTCAAGCTCGGCAATTCGGTTCGTCATCTCTTGCTTATTCATCTTCCACCTCTGTGTAATCTGCATCTTCCACGGATTGATCAGTCAATTGCAGGGCGTCGCGCACTGCCATGAGCTGATCGACATCAAGGGCGTCGGCGTCGATGACAGTCCCCTCAATTTGCATTTTAGCGTTCACGTCGACGTCAATCTTGTCGCCATAACGGAAACGCTGCAGACGAATCGCAAACCACCGGCGGTCATTCACCAGCTCTCTCGCCCGCTCAAATTCAATGCCTTGAAATTCGCCCCTTCCAAGGATGATGTCTTCAGTCTCTGACATTTTGATCTCAATGGCAATTTCGCGCGCGCGGGCATAATTTGCCATAAAAACAGGGTCTCGCGCCATCTCACGATAGACAGTCCGCGATTCCACGTTGATTTCATTTTTCGCGATCATCTCTGTAAGCGCTCGCCCAGCAGCGATCTGCTCACAAATATAATCCTTCTCGTCCTGCGTCATTAACCTCGGAGGGCCTTTTACCATCACAAAACCTCATATTTGATAATTGGATTGCCGCTGCGAGGATGAAAGGACATTTTGCTCAATAAAATTCCTTTTTCCAACATATTTTCAAGGGCTTGATCAATAAGTTCTGGTGATTTGTTCCTGAGCTTATTAATCAAAACACCTTTTGTGATGCCACGATATTTTGCAACAAAATCATATACTTTCATCTCAAGAGAGCTTCTTTCCCCGACCTCTTTAACCCTCCAAATCCTGATCCCTTCCGGCACTTTACAAGCTCTAAAAGCCTTACTGTGTAAATCGCCGTGATAATTGCATGCTTTCCGAACATCAGAAAGCCCAATGTTTTTAACCAAGAATGAATGGCCAATGTCAAGTTGATCCCACGGGGCATCACTCAAAACTGCGTTCTTTTTGCTCGTATAGGTAATGTCTGTATCAATCTTATACATGATATTATCCTTTTCAGTAAGTTAGACAATTCGCAATATATTTCAAAATAAACAATTTTTCTATCCTTTTTTATGGAAAAGATACGTAGCGCTTTAAGTAGTGCTTTAACACTATCTT